TTGTGCCAATATTTCTCTAAAATGATTTATTCTTTTATAGGCATAAAAACATACTTCTTTAGGAGGTTCTTTATATGTTAATTTTTCATTCTCAATTAAAAATTTTGTATTTTTAGAACATTTATTACATACTAACAGGCCATCGTGTTCAATTGGAATTAATTCGCCTTCATTACAAAATTTACAAATATCAATATTATTTATATAATTATTTATATCTAAAAAATTAGCATCAATATTAGTAAAATATTTTTGAATAGTAGTTAATTCTTTAGAATCATTATCTGTATCTTTTATAAAAAAAAACTTGTCTATCATTTTAGTTTGGGTATTTCCATCAGATATACTTTTTTTATTTTCGAAATATTCAAAAATATAAGATGAATTATTTAGAAAATATTCCTTTTTTTGTTTTTTGATTTCATTAATTTTAGCATCTATTTCTTTTATTTTATCTTTTATTTCTAATTTTTCATCAAAATTACCGCAATTATTAAACTTATCTAGCAATAATGATCTATCATTTATAAATGTTGGTAGTATTATATTATGTTCGTCTTTGAATTTCTGTAAAAAATTCTCATGTTTATTATCAATAGACATACTTAATTTATTATTTACAATTAATTTTTTTGTATTTTTTGGTTTAAAATTTGGCATTTGTTATTATTTATATACTTTATTAAATTTAATTTATATTAATATTAATTTATATTAATTAATGCCAAATACCAAATATTAATTAATTATTATTAACAAATTTATATTAATTTATATTAATTTAGTATTAATTTATAGTATTTAAGATATATATTATTATATATTTTCTATATTCTTTTTAATGAATATAAGTGTAAAAACCCCTGATAAATTAGAAATAGATAATTATATTTTGCAAAAAATGGCATTTATATATAATGCTTTAGAAAATGGGTGGACTATTAAAAAATGCGACAATAAATATATATTTTCAAAAATACACGAAGGCAAAAAAGAAATATATTTGGATAGCTATTTAGAACAATTCTTAGAAACAAACATTCAAATCAAAAATTATTAGTAAAATTATTAGTAAAATTCTTTGAATTCTATGAAAATCATTAATTAATTAAAATAATTAATTCATTATTTTTTTTTCTTTAGCAATATTATAAATAATGGGTGGAGGTTTAATGCAATTAGTCGCTTATGGCGCACAAGACGTATATCTCACTGGGAATCCCCAGATTACATTCTGGAAGGTTACCTACCGTCGTTACACTAATTTCTCTATGGAATCTATTGAACAAACATTCAATGGTCAGGCCGATTTCGGTCGCCGTGTTACTTGCACCATTAGCCGCAATGGTGATTTAGCTTACCGTACATATTTACAGGTTACATTACCCGAGGTCGGTCAGCATGTTAACACTGGCACACCTTCAGTTGTAGCGACAACTACTACGGATGCTGTTACAAATGTTTATGCTCGCTGGTTAGATTACCCCGGTGAACAGCTTATTTCACAGGTTGAGGTTGAAATTGGTGGTCAGCGTATTGACCGTCAATATGGTGATTGGATGCACATCTGGAATCAACTTACCTTAACTTCGGAACAAGCTCGTGGTTACAACAAGATGATTGGTAACACAACCCAGCTTACATTCTTAACAGACCCCTCATTCGCTGCAGTTGACGGTCCTTGCTCTTCGGACGCTCCCCGTCAGGTCTGCGCTCCTCGCAATGCTCTTCCTGAATCGACTCTATATGTTCCACTTCAGTTCTGGTATTGCCGCAATCCCGGTCTTGCTCTTCCCTTAATTGCTCTTCAGTATCATGAAATTAAGATTAACTTAGACCTTCGCCCAATTGATGAAATGTTATGGGCGATGAATGGTTTGGCAAGTAATTGCAAAAAAGTTACTCAGGCATACCATCTTTCACTTGTAGCCGCGTCACTCTACGTTGACTATGTTTTCCTTGACACTGATGAACGCAGACGTATGGCCCAGAACCCCCACGAATATCTCATTGAACAACTTCAGTTCACTGGTGATGAATCCGTTGGTTCGTCCTCCAATAAGATTAAACTTAATTTCAATCATCCTTGCAAAGAGTTAATCTTTGTTGTTCAGCCTGATGAAAATGTTGACTATTGTTCTTCCCTTGATTGCAATGGTGATTTAGCCGCGGTTCTTGGTGCCCAGCCTTTCAATTACACTGACGCGATTGATGCGTTACCTAATGCTCTACATGCCTTTGGTAATCCAGCACAGATTAAAGGTTCACAGAATTTTATTCCTGGAACCGGACAGCACTTACAGGACCCTGATGCAGGAAAATGGGGTTTTACTATAGATGATGCATCACCCGACGGTGGTGGGTGGGAGGCGACTAATGACGTGGAAGTCTCCGATGCCGGTGTATTCGTATTAGGTGAGGCGTCACTTGACATGCACTGCTGGGGCGAGAATCCAGTTGTCACTGCTAAACTCCAGCTCAATGGCCAGGACCGCTTCTCGGAGCGTGAAGGTTCGTACTTCGACCTTGTCCAGCCTTACCAGCACCACACTCGTTCACCCGACTCCGGTATTAATGTTTATTCCTTTGCCCTCAGACCCGAGGAACACCAGCCTTCTGGCTCGTGCAATTTCTCGCGCATTGACAACGCGACACTCCAGCTTGTCCTCTCGAATGCGTGCGTAGAAGGCACCAAAACCGCGAAAGTCCGTGTCTACGCGGTCAATTACAATGTCCTCCGTATCATGAGTGGTATGGGTGGGTTAGCGTATAGTAATTAGAGATATGGGTCGCGAATAATTTATTTAATTATAAAGTTGATTTAAAGACATTCGTATTATATCTATTATAATATGAACGAAGTAGAGAAGACAGAATCCGATTATCACCATAGTATGCGTTTTATAGGTTATATTGATATTGAAAACCAATGTGGTATTATTAAATTTAATTCAAATAAAAAATATTTGGTAGATTTTGATGATTTTAATCGTATTATATTTTTCGATAAGAAATTTACATTTGATACACCGATGAATACATATCCATCTTATAATTATAATTATAAAAGAATATCATTGTTTGAATATTTATATAAAATAAATGTTGAATTTATTAATTACGAATTTTTAAATGATAACGACTATGATTTACGTAAAGAAAATGTGAAAATATATCATTATTTCCAAAAACAGATTGATAAAAAATACACCATTTTGGAATATATTGAAGGACATTATAATACATCTGGATGCGAAGCATATAAAATGAAAAATCCATTATGGAAAGTTTTAAACACAGAAACTAATGAAGAAAATATATTAATGCTTTGTGTAAATGATGATATTTGTATACTGTGTCCAAAATCATATGAAAAAATTTTGAAATTTCAAAAAAATACAAATAATGGTAAAAAACTAACGTTTTATAAACATTCTAATGGATATATATTGTGTAGTTATAAAAGTTTATATATCCACCAAATTATTATGAACTTTTACGGTAATGGACAAGGTACAAAAAATGAAAGTATTGACCATATTGACCAAAATCCATTAAATAATTGTTTGAATAATCTTCGTATTGCGACAAGAGTAGAACAGGAGCAAAATTCTAAAGGAATTAAAGAAGGTACAAAACGTGAAAGAAAACAAACTGCAAAAGATTTACCCGAAGGTTTAACCCAAGATATGATGCGGAAATACGTAGTTTATTATGAAGAAACTTATAATAAAGAGAAAGATTTACATCGGGAATTTTTCAAGGTGGAAAAACACCCAAAATTAGATAAACCATGGATGTCAAGCAAATCTGGTAAAGTCACTCTCCAAGAAAAACTTACACAAGCTAACAAAATTGTGGATGATTTAGAATCAAATGTTCAACCGGAAGAAAAAAAAACTCTCCCACTATATATTTCAATTGCAAATTCTAGAGGAAAACCACATCTTATATTTGATAAACGTGATAATAATGGAAAACGACTAAACGTTAAAATGGTTCTTTCACCCGATTATAATTTAGACGCTGAATTAGAGCGTCTAAATAATAAAATCTATGAAAAATATGAATTAGAAATATAACTTATTCCGTACAAATTCATAAATTTAACAATAAATCTACATAGAACCATTTCTATATGAACGACGCAATGGGGGTGGACTATTGCCTCTAGCGGAATCAATCGGAGGGGGGGTGGTGGGATGAGGAATCAATTGGAGTGGCGCACTAACTTGGGGTGGCGCACTAGAATGTCTCTCTACTGCGGTAAACCCACGAGCACTTCCATGTTCCCTTTGAGAACTAGCAACCCTCGATACGTTTCTATATACAGCTTCGACATTATCTTGGGTTTCCGCATAATTAATAGCATGGTCGGCAGAAATACCAATAGACCCCGCCTCTAAAATGGCGTCTTGATTTGCACCTAAATATAGAACTTCAATATTATATGTAGTTTTAGCAGTACTAATCATCTTCGCGATTTTCCCTCGAGAATAACGTTTGCTAGCATTCTCTAGACCATCCGTTGCAATATAAATTGTACAACAATCATACGCGCTCGGGTTCATCAATTTCTTTTCCATAAAGTATGCTAGAGTATCTCCAATTGCGTCTAACAATGCTGTCTGACCACGTGGAACAAATGCACTAATCGGCAAATCAGAATACTGTGTAACATCCACATGTCGCAATAACATAATTTGTTCATGGTCAAATAGATTAATAGATATTCGAACTGTATCTCCCTCTGCTTTTGAACTTTTTAATTCATTAATAGCGACATTAATACCACCAATTGTATCGGATTCCTTTCCGGACATAGAACCCGAACGGTCAATGCAAGCTGCAACTTCTTGAATCGTCATTGTTTTGATATATAATCTTATTTTATATCGTTTTTTAAAAATCAATTTTTTAAAAAAATATTAAAAATATTAAAAATATTAAAAATATTAAAAATATTAAAAGTAGTTTAATATTAACTAACAAAATCAAATATGTGTGGAATCTTGGGAATATATAGTAAACAAAAATCATCAAATAATGCTAAAATTATAATTAGAAAATTATCTTTATTGCAACATCGAGGCAAAGATGGTTTTGGTATAGGATATAATATAACAGACA